CTGAAAGAAAAATGAAGGAAAAATGACGGAAAGATGACAGATTATTTTGTGTCAGACATGATATGATGATAACGTGGGATATGTTGAAGCATGGCGTCACCCGGTCGGGTGGCGTTTTTTATTGAATTGATTGAAGGAAAAAACCTCCTTTTGTCGAAGTGAGTAGGCGAAAGGAGGGGTGTAAATGAACAGAAAGAAAATTATTTATAGTATTCTAAAAGAAATTCAACAAGGAAATGAACCTAAACGAGATGACTATGGTTTAGAACTTGAGCAATGGGGGGAAATTTGTGAATTGATTAGAGATGAAGGTCTAGCATCCAATGTTGTTGTTCAAAGAGGCGGAATCGGCAATAAAGTTGTTTATGCTTGGTTATCCAAGGCGAAAATTACATTTAAAGGTCTGGACTTTTTAGAAGAAAATAGCGCTTTGGCCAAAACGTACAAAGGACTCAAAGAAATAAGAGATTGGCTAAAACTGTAGCATCCTTCGGGGTGCTTTTTCTTTTGCAAAACAAACATAATTGCGGAGGTGGGGGAGTGATGTAAGATGGCTAAAGGGAAGTATCAGGAATGGCTAACTCAAGAGAATTTAACACTCCTAGAGGGATGGGCAAGAGATGGGCTGACAGATGAACAGATTGCACATAATATGGGCATCAAAAGACAAACACTCTATGATTGGAAAAAGAAATATCCTGACATTTCTGACGCCTTAAAAAGAGGAAAAGAGGTTGTTGATCGCGAAGTTGAAAATGCTTTGCTGAAAAGGGCACTCGGCTATGAATACGAAGAAGTGAAAACGTACATTGAAGAATCGGACGGGAAGAAAAAGAAACGTGTTGAAAAAACGGTTAAGCACGTTCCTGGCGATGTAACAGCCCAGATATTCTGGCTCAAAAACCGGAAACCGGAAGTGTGGAGAGACAAGAAGGAAACTGAACTTTCCGGGGGCGTCAATCTTCACAATCCGTTTGCTGATCTAACGACGGAAGAATTGAAGAAGTTGGTCGAAGATGGATAAACGAGAACGAATAAGGCTAGGGGCAAAAATTGAACTCGCAAGACGCGAGTTTTTTATTTTTGCCATGCCTTGGCACCGGACTTTTACCGGCCGGAGAGAAATTTCCTTGTTAAATTGTGTAACAGCATGCAGCAGTTTTATTTTAGTGAGGATGACGTCCTGGTGATCAACATTCCACCGCGGCATGGTAAGTCGCGGACTGCCGGGCTATTCGCTCAGTGGGTTTTTGGTAAGAATCGACATGAAAAAATTATGACTGGCTCCTATAACGAGACGCTTTCCACCGTTTTTTCAAAACAGGTCAGAAATTCGATTCAGGAAGTAAAGGCTCATGAAGGGAAAATCGTTTATTCGGACATTTTTCCTGGAGTTCGGATAAAACATGGCGATGCGGCTATGAACCTGTGGAGCCTGGAAGGCGGTTTTAACAATTACCTGGCCACAAGCCCGACCGGGACAGCGACTGGGTTCGGTGCAAGCCTTATTATCATTGACGACTTGATAAAAAATGCCGAGGAAGCCTTTAACGCGGATGTTTTGGAGAAACATTGGTCCTGGTTCGTGAACACCATGCTCTCTCGGCTGGAAACCGGCGGGAAAATCATCATCATTATGACGCGTTGGCATTCGGACGATCTGGCCGGTAGAGCTTTACGTGAATTGCCGGAATTGGGCTATTCGGTGAAGCACATCAAAATGAAGGCGATCCAGGACGACGGTTCTATGCTGTGTGATGAAATATTGACGCGGAAGGAATATGAACAAAAACAAGTGCCATGAGTCCTGAAGTGGCCAGTGCAAACTATCAGCAAGAACCGATCGATATCAAAGGCCGATTGTATTCGCGGTTTAAAACGTATGATGAATTGCCATCAAATGTGGTCAGGATTGCGTCCTATACCGACACTGCCGATACCGGTGGCGATTATTTGGCGTCCTTCATTTATGCGGAAACAAAGGACAAAGAAGCCTATATTCTGGATGCCATTTATACAAAAGAGCCGATGGAAGTGACCGAGCCTTTGCTGGCTCAAAAACTATATGAACATAAAGTGAACCTGGCAAGGATTGAATCGAATAATGGCGGCCGGGGCTTTGGTCGAAGTGTCCAGCGTATCCTAAAAGAAAAATATGGCACCAATCGGACGAGCTTTGATTTTTTCTACCAAAGCAAAAACAAAGAGGCGAGGATCCTCTCAAATGCTACCTGGGTGATGGAACATATCTATTTTCCTGCCAATTGGCGGCATAGATGGCCGGAACTTTACCAGGCCTTAACGACATACCAAAGAGAAGGAAAAACGCATATGACGACGCACCGGATGCTCTGACTGGCGTGGCTGAATCGGTTCAAGATTATACGACCGTTAAGCTGTTCAAAGGAGGGCTGTTTTAAGTGGATATTTTCATCATGGATCCGAACGAAGAACTAACTAGCGAAAAATTAAAGGATTTCCTGGACCGTCATGCGGCGAGAATTCCTCGCTACGATCGGTTGTTGAATATGTACATGGGTAAACATCCGATTTTGTATGAAAAAGAAAAAGAACTAGGAAAACCGAACAACCGTTTAGTGGTCAATTTTGCAAAATACATTGTTGATATGCTGAACGGTTATTTTATTGGCATCCCAGTCAAAACCATTCATGAAAATAAAGAAGTGGCGGCCAAAATGAAAGAAATTGCTAAACGAAACAGTCAAAACGATAATAACGCCGAGCTCTCGAAGATGTGTTCAATTTATGGTCATGCCTATGAATTTCTTTATCAGGATGAAAATGCTCATACTAGGGTGACCTATGTGGATCCGCGTGAGGCGTTTGTGATTTATGACAATACGGTTGCCCAGGAACCGTTATACGGCGTTCGTGTGCTAAAAGACGATCAAGAGCGGCCTTATGGGACGATTTATTCGCGTTATGATGAACGCGATTTTTTTACGTCTGATGATGGCGAGCTCGTGATTGAAGAAGAAGGTCAGGAACATTTTTTCGGCGATGTTCCTTTAATTGAATATGTCGAAAATAACGAGCGTCAGTCGGCCTTTGAAAATGTGGAGACACTTATCAACGCTTACAATAAGGCGATATCAGAAAAAGCGAATGACGTTGATTATTTCGCCGATGCCTACTTAGCCATCCTGGGTGCTGAATTAGACGAGGAAACGATAAAGCAAATCCGGGATAATCGCGTGATCAATCTGAAATCCGGAGACGGTCAAAAAATCGTACTGGAGTTCCTGGACAAACCGAACGCGGACACTACCCAGGAGAATTTGATTGAAAGGCTGGAAAGGCTTATTTTCCAGATTTCGATGGTGGCCAATATATCCGACGAAAAGTTCGGCACTGCGTCCGGGATTGCATTGAAGTACAAACTCCAGCCGATGGAAAATATTGCTCTAATGAAAGAGCGGAAATTCAACAATGGCATGATCCGGCGTTTTAAAATGATGTTCAATGTTCCGACGAACTTTGGCGTGGATCCGGGCGAATATCTGAACATCGAATATGTTTTTACGCGGAACATTCCAAACAACATTTTGGAAGAAGCGGAAACTGCGGAAAAATTAGCCGGAATTACTTCAAAACAGACACAGCTTTCCGTTCTGTCTGTTGTCGATAACGTTCAGAATGAATTGGATCGAATCCAAAAAGAGAAGGAAGGGGAAGAAATCAATTCCTTTAATCGCGACATGAATTCGCCTTTTTTCGGAAGCGGTGAGTTAGACGATGGCCAGGAAGAATAGAGAATATTGGATCGGTCGTCACCAGCAATGGCTTAACAGTCAGGACAATAGAGACGAAAGGGCCGCTCGAAAACTAAAAAAGGAATACGACCGAATCGCCAGGGAATTGGAAAAAGAAATAGCCGATTATTTTCAGCGTTACGGCAGAGACAATGTTATTGAATTCCGGGTCATGATGCAGGAGTTGTCTGAAGAGGACCGGGAATTGTTATTTCGCAATATGGACGCTTTTGCTGAAAAATATCCGGAGTTTGCTCACTTG